CGTTACAACACCTACTGTTGCAGCAGCAGGTACTGCTACATTTACAGTAAATGACGTTTTAGTTCCTGCATTAGGGTCCACAGCAACAACACTTGAGGCTGTTGCTATTCGAGTTGGACAGACAATTCTTATTACTCGTAATGTAACAGCAGTTGCTCCTGACACCAATAGTATAAAGGCTATCGTAACAGCAGTTGGTTCAGGTACTACAAATCGAGAGATTACGGTTGCATTTTATGACGCAGCCGGTTTTACTAACTCAGCACCCGGTACAGACAAGTTTACAGTATTTGTTTATGGTTCTGAGTTTAAAAAAGGAACTGAAGGAATGGTTGGCTCATTAGAGTCTGACGATTACATCTTCGAGAACAACCCAATCATCATCAAAGATAAGTACGCAGTATCAGGTTCTGATATGGCACAAATTGGATGGGTTGAAGTAACTACTGAAAATGGAGCTAACGGATACCTATGGTACTTAAAGTCTGAGCACGAAACTCGTTTACGTTTCGATGACCACTTAGAAACCGCAATGATTGAAGCAGTTCCTGCCGGTATACCGGGTTCAGGTACTCCTATAGCAGGTAGTGCAGCAGCTTTAGGATTTAAAGGTTCTGAAGGTATATTCTACGCTGTTAACAACCGAGGAAACGTATGGGGTGGAGGTAGCCCAACTACTCTTACTCAGTGGGATACAGTAGTATCACGACTTGACAAGCAAGGTGCGATTGAAGAGAACGTAGTATTTGTTAATAGAGACTTCTCTTTTGACATTGACGATATGTTAGCAGGGTTAAACGGTTACTCAAGTACGGGTGCTTCTAACTTCGCATCTTTCGGTTTATTCGACAATGATAAGGATATGGCATTGAACTTAGGTTTCACAGGATTCCGTAGAGGATATGACTTCTACAAGTCTGATTGGAAATACCTAAACGACCCAACTATGCGTGGTGGATTAGGAAGCGAAGCAGTAAACGGACTATTAGTTCCTGCAGGTTCTACTTCAGTATACGACCAAGTAATGGGTAAAAACGCAAAGCGTCCATTCTTGCACGTTCGATACAGAGCTTCTGAAACTGAAGACAGACGTTACAAAACGTGGATTACAGGTTCAGCAGGTGGAGCACAAACTTCAAGCTTAGATGCTATGGAAGTACACTTCTTATCTGAGAGAGCTGTATGTACGTTAGGTGCAAACAACTTCTTCTTATTCCAAGACTAAGAAGTAAATTAATAATGGGATGGGGCTACATATGTAGCCTCTCCCTTTTTTTTAAGAATTAAATTAGAATTAAATGAAAAATAAAAACAAAGTATTTGAAGCTAAGTCTTACAGGCTTACAAGAGATGTAGCACCTTTATCTTTTATGCTACCAACACAAAACAGTAGAAGATTCCCATTAATGCATTTTGACGAAGGTACAGGTACTAACCGAGAGCTTCGATATGCACGAAACCAAAAGTCCCCATTTGTGGATGAGCAGGATGGAAATGCCATTCTCGAACCCGTAATATTTGAAGATGGGCTACTTCACGTTGGAAAAGAAAACCAAGTATTACAGAAGTTCTTGCACTACCATCCCTTAAACGGAGTAAAGTTTCAAGAAATCAACAAAGCTAAAGATGCCACAGAAGAGGTAGACTACCTATTAGTTCAAGCAGACGCATTGATAGAGGCTAAGTCACTTAGTTTAGAACAGCTTGAGAATGTATGTCGTGTACTCTTTAATATGGATACATCAAAGACATCCACAGCAGAGATGAAGCGAGACATATTAGTATTTGCTAAGAACAATCCAACTGATTTCTTAGATGTTATAACAGACCCTGAGCTACAGTTAGTAGGAACGGTTCAAAGATTCTTTGACCAAGGGCTATTGACATTTAGAAAAAGTAACAAAGAGGTATGGTTTAATTTATCTTCCAATAAAACAAAGTTATTAAATGTACCTTTTGGAGAAGAAGGTATAGATTTAGTTGTCTCTTATATGAAGAGCGATGATGGTATAGAGATATTAAAACACCTTGAATCACTATTAGACTAACAAGTTACTCTACCAATATACAAAGACTCCGCAAAAATGTGGGGTCTTTTTTTTTGCCTATCTTTGTAATAAAATAAGAGCAGATGATTAACTCGGTCCGACAGACGGTAATGTCTGTATTGAACAAAAATAATTACGGGTACATAACCCCATCTGATTTCAACTTGTTTGCAAAGCAAGCTCAGTTAGATATCTTTGAGAATTATTTCTATCAGTACAACTACCAATTAATGAAAGAAAATGCCCGTCAATCAGGAACGGGTTACGCAGATATTACGAAAGGTATAGAGGAGGTAATAGACTCTTTCTCAGTAACGCTACCATTGTTACAGAATGCAGGTAGTCAGTATTTTTTACCATCTCCAACAACGACTAACAATAGCTACTATCTTATTAATAAGGTATTAATCTATACTAATCAATTGGCAAGTGGTACTACCACAGCTACTAATGTGGCAGGGACGCTTGTAGAGGACTCTACAGCAGACTTTACAGCAAGTGGTGTATCAGTAGGGGATATCGTGTCAACGGTAACAGGAGGCGTTACATACAATACTATAGTGGCATCTGTGGACAGCTCTACTCAGTTAACAGTAGGAGCTACGTCAGGCGTAATTGTATGGAATGCAACTAATAAGACTTATAATATATATAGGGCATCAGATATAAAGGAAGCAGAGAAGGTAAGCAACAGCAAGATTACTATGCTAAGTAATTCTATTCTTACTGCACCAAACCTAACATTCCCTGCATACGCACAGGAGGGTGACTTCTTGGATTCTTATCCAAACACAATAAATAATATAGGGCAATTGGTTTCTCAGTACATTAGATTTCCATTTGCACCTAAGTGGACATTCATAACATTAGCAAGTGGAGAGCCTGTATTTGATTCAGGAAGTGCTGACTATCAAGACTTTGAGCTACCATTGGACGATGAGGTTAACTTGGTTAACAAGATTCTACAATACGCAGGTATGTCGATTAGAGAGATTCAAGCAGTACAGTTTGCACAGGCTGAGGACAACGAGAATACAGCATCAGAAAAATAACATATGGCATATATATCACAATATCAATATTACGAAAATGGAGGGGCAAGCCCTGAAGATGAAAATTGGGGTTCATACCAATATGTTTCTTTAGAGGATATAGTAAATAATTTTATGTTAATGTACGCAGGGAACCACTCATTGGTAAACAATGAGCCTCGCTACAAAGTATTGTTCCACGCAAAGAGGGCGATACAAGAATTAAACTATGACGCATTTAAAGAGAGCAAGATATTAGAACTAAATGTTGGGGCACAGCTTAGGTATGTGCTACCATCAGACTATGTAAATTGGATTAGAGTGTCAATGTACCGTGATGGTCTATTGATGCCATTGACTGAAAACATTCAGACCAATTGGTCAAGTGCATACCTACAAGATAATAACGATAGGATACTATTCGATATAGACGGTAACGCATTAAGCCCTCAGAACTCAAACTTAGACCAAGATAGATTAGATGGAACTAAGCAGTCTATATACCTAAACCAAAACTCTGAGTATTATGGGAGAGCAGGTTGGAATATTGATGGGGCTTGGTACTTTGACTATGGGATAGGTGCTCGATACGGATTGAATACAGAGACTGCAAATGCTAACCCTACATTTAAGATAGATGCCAAGGGTGGTGTGATAAACTTTAGCTCAGGTATTGAGGGAGAGCTTGTTGTACTTGAGTATGTATCTGATGGTATGGAGAATGGAGACGACAGTAAGGTAACTGTTAATAAGTTATTTGAAGACTTCATCTACGCTTACATTGAGTACGCTATATTAAATAGCAAGGTAGGTGTCCAAGAGTATGTCGTAAGGAGAGCACAGAAGAGAAAGACAGCATTACTTAGAAACGCAAAAATAAGAATTAGCAATATACATCCGGGAAGATTATTAATGAATCTAAGAGGAAGAGATAAGTGGTTAAAATAATATGGCGAATATTCAAAGAAACTTTATAGCAGGTAGGATGAATAAATCAGTCGATGAGCGACTCGTTCCAAACGGGGAGTACATTGATGCATTAAACATTCGTATGGGGTCAACAGAAGGCTCTGAGATAGGTGTCCTTGAAAACTCTAAAGGGAATACTCAGCTAACAACGTTAAAGTATAATAACCAAGCACTATCTGCTAACGCAAGGTGCATAGGAGCATTTGATGATGGAGCCAATGAGACTATGTATTGGTTTATACACGACTCAGACTTTAATCAAGGTAAACTTGATATGGTAGTGTCCTATAATGTAAACACTACGGCAGTTGTATACCATCTAATAAGTATCAATGATGGAAGTGGGAGTGGAAATACCACACTAAACTTCAATCCTGAGTACCTAATAACAGGCGTAAATAAAGTTGAGGACTTGTTATTCTTTACAGATAACCTTAATCAGCCAAGAGAAATAAATGTTAAGAGAGGTTACTCTCAGCCCGTGGCAGGTGTAGATGGGTTTGATTATGATGATATATTGGTAATAAAAAGACCACCATCAGCAGCACCTGAAGTAGCTCTTGTTACCACATCACCAAACGAAACATTCTTAGAGGAGAGGTTTATATGCTTTGCTTATAGATACAAGTATGCTGATGATGAGTATTCAGCTACATCTCAATGGACAGACCCTGCATTCTCACCAAGACCTTTTTCATTTGAAATAGATAGTATGCTAAATGAGGGTATGATTAATGAGTTTAATCAAGCGGAGGTAACCTACAATACAGGTGGACCTTTGGTAAAAGGTATTGACATATTATTTAAGGAAGCAGATAGCCCTACTATAAAGATAATAGAGAAGATTGACAAGGCGAAAGCAGGTCTTACGGACGATGCAGAAGAGACCTTTACATTCACAAACAGTAAGATATTTACAATACTCCCTGAGTCAGAGATACTCAGGCTATATGATAGTGTTCCCTTATTGAGTAAGGCTCAGACAGTTATGGGCAACCGACTTATGTACGGTAACTATACTGAAGGGTTTGACTTGATAGACAATGATGGTAATGATGTTAGGTTTGAGTATACTACTTCACAGAACTCTGATTTATTGATTAATGAAGATATCCAAGGTACACTATCAGCAGCAACCTATACCATTGATGGAACAGTTACACCTGATGATACTTTGGTTTCATTTGAATTTGATTCAAGTATAGAGTTAAAATCAGGAGCCTCTCTTACATTTTCCTTTAATTTTAGCCACGATAGTTGGACACCTACTTCGGGACCTACAGAGACAAATGGCAATGATAATATTCTTGAGTTTATATTTCCTCTTACAAGAGACTATGCAAATGTGTACGACTTATGGCTAAGTGATGAGTGGCAAGAGGCTATAGGAATATCTTTACCCGGTGGTAATATTCAGCCAATGGCTACAGCAGAAGATGGGACTACATTAACAGATTTATATAACACTATATTTGCTGACCTGCTTAATGGTGCATATGAAAAATATCAGAGTGGTATAAGTGCTATTGAACAAGCAATTATAACTACGGCTTCGGCAGGGTCAGATGTAATCACCTTTCAGTTTCCTGCTATACAATACCAAGATAATATTACTTCTGCTATATATACGGAATACTTATCTGTCGTTGAGCCAAATGTAGAGTATTTGTCAACAGGAACTCAGAAGAGCTTGCATAGCAATAGAGGATACGAGATAGGGATAGTCTATATGGACGAGTTCAATAGGTCCACTCCTACATTAGTTAGTGAGAACAATACGGAGCACTTCCCTTGTTCTACTTGCGACACAGCTAATAGTATTGACGTAACTATACCAACCACACAGCTTGCTCCATTTTGGGCAAAGAAATATAAGTTTGCAATAAAGCCTGATAGAGAGACATACGAGACTATATACTCGAATTTATACTTTACAGAGCCTGAGGCAAAAGACACATACTTCTTACTTGAAGGAGAGAACGCTGCTAAGATAACCGATGGACAGAGGTTAATACTAAAGAGAGACCAAACAGGTCCGGCAAGTAGTTGCATATATCCCACGGTATTAGAAAAAGAGGCAAAGGAAGCAGGCTTTATTGAAGTTCCAAGTAAAAAGAATCCTTCCATTAATCTACCTGTACCGAGTGGTGTGTATATGAAGATAGACTCTACTGATTTTTCAGTAGAGAGTTCAGACGATTCTATTATAGGTCCACGTACAGCACAGTCTACATCAAGTATAACAGGTAGGTCGCCAAAGGTTCTTGTTAATTTAAGTTTATTCGATGGCACTACTTACTCTGACTTTGATGTACCCATAGGCAGTACGATTGTACTGCACTACAGCAATATTAGGAGTGGAGGAGTTAATAGATGTCCAAAAAGAGAATATCAATTAGATAAGGTATACAGAGCATCTGCGAACTATGATGATATTTACGATTGGTTTGTGGGAGATAATATTGCTCTCACTTTAAATGATGGGGTTTTAAATACAGGTCAGACAAATGTATTTTTAAACCCTACTCCGGGAACTCCTACACCTGCTGCTTCTGTTGGAGATATACTTAATGCTATGCAGACAGGTTTGACTACAAACTATTGGCAGTTTTTTAGAAGAACGAGTGACAATGTTTTGTATCTAACAACTACAGGAACTGAGGCGTGTGCCGGATTTGCTTCTAACAAGGACTCTGTCCTTCGTACTGAAGTTACCGTATACAGGGCAGATGAGACGGTAGTATTTGAAAGCGAACCACTCGATGCATCTCCTGATATTTGGTATGAGTCTTCTGAGTCATTTGGAATTGTTGAAGGTACAGATAAGTGTCGTATAGAGTTAGGTGTTGCAACAGCAGAGCCTACACCTATTGCATTTAACTATCTTGATTTAGATGGAAGAAGTCAGCAAATAGTATTGCAGCCCGGAACGGCACTATTTGTAAATGGTATATGTGGTAGTGCAGCAGTATCTCCTACTACACCGGCTACTCTTCCTGTTACAATATTTGATACAGCATTAGCAGCAGGTACGCACTTGGGTAATGTTCAAGACCAAATCCTTAGCTCATCCACTCCTGCTATATGCGAAACAAACTTCTTTAACTGCTTTACATTTGGAAATGGTGTAGAGAGCTATAAGATTAGAGATAGTGCCATTGGTAAACCTTTTGCACTTGGCAACAGGGTTACATCCACACAGGCAAATGAGGTTGAGCAAGTTAATCGCTTTGCTGATATTACCTATAGTGGTGTATACTCAGACGAGTCGAATGTAAATAGGCTAAATGAGTTTAATAGAGGGCTACTTAACTTCAAGCCACTCGAAGAGTCTTTTGGTCCTGTAGAAATACTATTCGGTAGAGAGACAGATGTACTGACTTTACAAGAGGATAAGATATCATATGTATTAGCAGGTAAGAATCTACTCTCTGATGCAGCAGGTGGAAGCACCCTTACCTCAGTACCTCAAGTGTTAGGTACTCAGATAGCAAGGATTGAGGAGTTTGGTATCAGTAATAACCCTGAGAGCTTTGCTCAATGGGGACCTGATAAATACTTCACAGACGCAAAGAGAGGAGCTGTATTAAGACTTACAGGGGCAAGTGGTCCGAGTGACTCATTAGAGGTTATCTCTCAGAATGGTATGAGAACTTGGTTTAGAGACCTGTTCCTCATATCAATGGATAAACAGAAACTTGGTGGCTTTGACCCATATATGAATGAGTATGTCATCACAGCTAACCAACAAGACTTGCCTGCACAGATTGAATGTGTGGACTGTGATGTGTCTCAGACAATAACAGTAACACCTGAGACTCCTTACAACCGATGCTTTGAATTAGGTGCAGCGATTGGAGAGACTATTATGGGTTGGGGTGCTTCAATAATTAACCAAGGAGATGTTCTTGACTACGATGTAATCATTACCTATAATGGAAATGTTACACAGATATTAGGGTCGAGTAGTGGTACAGGTACACTCATCTTCCAAAAGGATACGATAAATGTAACGGAGGTAACAATACAGATAATATCAAGGGTTCCAATGAATATTAATTTCACGGTAGGATGTCCTTTATCTGAGACTATTAGTATTGTTGAGGTGTGTGTGACGAGTCCGAATGAAGAGGGACTACAAGTTCACAACCAACACAGGTTTGTGGATGGTACGTATACATCGCCACTAACATCCAACCAAGTAAAGTTTGGAACAGATATAGGAAGCCCTGTGGTGTCATACTATGACGTTACAACGGGACCACAAGGTGTTGGGGCTATACCACCGAATGGTGCGAGTATGACCCTTACATTCAATAAGCTGAGTGGAGATAGTGCGACATTTGATACAGCTACAAATGACTTTAAGTTTTTAAGGAGTAGTACAAACTATCCAAATACACAGGCATCTATTGCAACCCTTTTAGCTGCGGCTACATCAATGACTACAGATACAGGTGGAGCACCCAATACATACACGGGTACTTTTACTGTACCTAATGGAAGTAATGGAGATTTTTTATATCTTATATATGACTATAGAAAGCCTAATAATGTCAACTTATGTTTTGGTGCAGACTTGGAATCTTCTTGTTGTGGATGTTAAAAAGAAAATAATTAGAATTAAAAAATGGCAACAGTAAACGTATATATAGACGGAACAACACTAAGCAACTCTACTGCGGTTTATACAGACGCAGGGCTAACAACTTGTGCAACAGCAGGATTCTACTCTGATGGCACTATATCAAGAGAGCAGGTGATTGATGCAGCAGGCAAATGCTCGCTGCTACCAAATCAGACTTGCCCTTCTTGTGCAACAGCGTGTGGAGGATTGATTGCATTGTCAAGTGCTGCGGCAGGATACTATACTTTAGATATAGACACAGGAGCAACCTCAACAGATACAGGAGCAATAGTAGTTAGCTTTAATCCATTTAGTGTGCCTGATGGCGTAAGAGCTGTATATGATGGAGTGACTTATAATAAGTTAAGTTCTCCAATCTATGGCAAATTGCAGTCAACAGGAGCGAATGACCCCTTTACATTTATTGGAAACACAGGGGATGATTGTGGTATTCTTGCAGGTAGCCCACACACTTTAGACGAGTATGATTACGATGGTACTTCTTTTGTGGCTACAGGTAGCACTCAAGTTGTAACAGTAAACTCAGTAGATATGCAGTTAACTGCTACAGCACCGGGACTTTGTGTTATGGTTATACCAAAGCTCGTAGGTACTCCATCAATTATAAGGCTTGAGATAGCAGGTCCCTGTGCAGGTACAGGATTTAATGTTACAACAGCGTGTCCAACGGAGCTAACATCTTTTACTACATCATCAAGACAGGTGTCATCCGTTAATGCCTGTGCTGAGACCACATATCCTGTAACGCTTTATAATGTACCCGTAACAGGAACAGCAGGAGCACCTGCATTGCACGACTATGTGTTTACAGATATAAACGGACAGTTTGCTCCCGGGGATGGCTTCTATAGGGTTGAGTCTACAGGAGATAATATTGAGGTTACAGATGGTATTGTTGTAGGAGTAAATACTTGTCCATAAAGAAAATAAGATATGAGTGAAGTAATAGCAGGAAATAATTATACACTAACTTACGATAGAGGGGTTACGGGATTCCCGTCATTCTATTCGTACTACCCTGACTTTATGATGGGTATGAATAACTATTTTTATACTTGGAAGGGAGGCAACCTATACAGGCATAATACAAACGAGACTCGAAATAATTACTATGGCGTTCAGTATAACTCTGAAGTAATATCAGTATTCAATGACTCTCCCTTAGAGAATAAGCTGTTCAAGACTATCGAGCTTGGAGGAGATGACCGTTGGGATGTCTCATTGATTAGCGACCAACAGACCACAGGGTTTATTGATGAGGATTGGTTTGAAAAGAAGGAGGGTACATTCTTTGCTTTCGTTAGAAATAGTGGTACGGTTCCTGCATCATTAGACCAATACGCATTACGTTCAGTAAATGGCTTAGGTACAAGCTCTAATATCACTACGGTAACTACAGTATCTACGATTGACTTTAATGTGAATACTCCGGTTGGTAGTATTATAAGTATTGGGGACTATGTATATTGGGGGAGTAGTGCACCTACTCTATTTGGTGTAGTCACAGCAATAAATCAAAACTTACCACAGGGTATTAACAATGTGGTTGTCAACAACTCAACAGGTACAGTACCTGTTGGAACAACAGAGTATATACTATACATAAAGAACTCAGTAGCTGAATCTCAGGGTATCTTGGGTCACTACGGACAGTTTACTCTGACAAACGACAACACATCTAAGGTAGAACTATACGCAGTATTATCTGAGGTTATGAAATCATTCCCATAATTTTTGTATCTTTGCTGTAATATGGATGAAGTTCAATTAGTACAACCCAATCCTGAATCTGTTTTGGAGAATATTATCCAACACAGAGGGGCATTATGGGAAAAGATTAATGAATTTAAAAGTCAAATGATATCTATGGAAGGAGTGGTGTTACACCACACTAAAGAGATGGAGGAGACTATGCCATTAAAGCACCATATAAAAGATGGTATTTACACAAGAGAAGTTTTTATGCCAAAGGGGATGTTGGTATTAAGTTTTATTCATAAGGTAAATCACCCATCTTTTTTTTTAAGTGGAGAGATGTCTATCTTAACAGATAAGGCAGAGATAAAAAGAATAAAAGCACCTATGGTGGTGCAAACAGAAATAGGAACGCAAAGGGTGGCTTATATACACGAAGATAGTGTTTGGGTGTGTACTTATAGGACAGATGCAAAGACAGTTGAGGAAGCAGAAAAAGAAGTGTTTACCGAAGACTACAACGAGTTGCCTGAATACGTTATAAAAGAAAAGAAGAAATTATGTCAGGAGTAATAGCAGGATTAGCAATAAGCACAGTCTCAGCAGGTGCATCGTTTGCTCAAGCGGCAAAGCAAAACAGATTAAAGCGTCAAGCACAATCAGACGCAGAGCGGGCAATGGCTGCTGCAAGAGGCAAGTTGGATGTAAACTTTGCAGAGCAGATGGCTATAAAGAAAGAGGCATACGACTTGGAGAGACAGGCTATGTTGGTTCAAGGAGCACAGCTCACTCAGGCAGGTATAGAGAGTGAGAGAGGTTCGGCAGCTACCGCAGGTAGGGTGTTCGCTCAACAGCAGTTAGGGCAGCAGCAGATTAGGAGTGCTATGGCTGACGAGATGACAAATATCGAATCAGCAGTCCTTGAGGAAGAGTCAAGGCTAAGAGACTTAGGAGTTGGCTTAGACTTAGAGGAAGTAGCAGGTCAGCAGATGATGGCAGCAGACGCACAGAGGGCGGCGGCAGCATCCACACAGCAAGGTTTCCAAAGTGCATTAGGTGCAGCAAAGTTAGCAGTAGAACAAGTTCCTTTGTATAGGGAAGATAAGGTAGCAAAACAATTAGCATTAGAAGAGCAGCAGTTAGCTGCGATACGACAAAGACCTAAAGTTCAAGCATTAAAAGGAGTTGAACTATCGAATGATACCCTTACTGAAAAAGCAATTCAACAGGGCTTGCAAAGAATAAACACTGAAGCAATAGACCCCTTTAGTTATGCTCCTTCTATGTATCCAACTACACTTAATTTACCAAAAATAAAATAATAGAACAATATGCCAATAGGTTATAAATATGTAGAGAGAGACGCTCAGGATACTCAGATAAATTGGGCTGAGGTCGGAGCCAACTTTAGCGGTATGCTCCAAGAGGAGAATCGTGTAAGAGAAGAAAAGAAGGATGCTTTAGATGAGCAAGCAAGAGTCTATCAGAATTCATTAAACTCAATACCTACAGGACAGAATACACAGCTAAACGATGCTGCGTTAAATTTTGCAGCAGACTTGCAAGAGCAGGCTCTAATGCTAAATAAAAATCTAAAGGCAGGTTTACTAAGTCCAAGAGACTACACAAGGTATATGCAAAACCTTATGGACGGTACAAATCAAGCGTTTGGTTTATTTGATGATTACAATCAAGAGTATTCAAGGAAGATGAAGATGGTAGAGGATGGAACGCTTTCTCAAGTTGATTTAGAGATTATGGCTAACACCGAGTCGTTTGCAAACTTCCAAAATCACAGACTTGTAATAAACCCTGATGATAGTAAAGTAGCCTCTGCGAGAATGATTGAAGGACCTGATGGTACTTTAGTGCCTGACACTAACCCGAACCACTTAGCATTGGTATCAGTTCTTAGAGATAGGATAAGACAGACAGTACCCAAGTTTAATGTGATGGGTGTATCTCAACAGAGAGCAGAGGCTTTAGGTAAAGATGAGCGTACTATTATTGAAAGTATGGGTACTGCATATAAGGCAGGTATATTTAAGGAGGTATCAGATATAAGACAAAGAGAACGATACGGAGATAAGACAGATGCAGAGTATGCTAAGGAGCTTGGTATAAAAGAAGAAGACTTCAAGTCCATCTCATTGTTTTATGAGAGTCAAGATAAGTGGGCGAAGAGCCAAGTGTCATCAGACGTTAATAGTATGGCAGGTGCGTCTACACTTATAGACTTTATAACCTCTAAGGGTGGTACTCAGTACACTACAACGTTTGACCCAAAGGGAGTATTCAATGAGGATGGAAGTCGAGACGAAACCGTTATCCTACTTGAGAATAAGAATGGGAGGGTGGTATCAAATTTAACAGATATCCAACAGGCTAATGCAGAGCAGGCTTTAAAGGACCAATCAGAGAGTATGATTGATACTAAGGTTACAACGAAGACGGTGTTTACTGAAAAAGCTCCACCTGTAGTAAGCCGAGGCGGAGTCGGAGGACCTAAAGGTCCAAAGGGCAAAGATACCGACCTTGATTTTGCAGGATACCTAAAAGACCTATGGGAGGGAACACCCGGTCAAATAAAAGCAGCAGAGCAGAGAATACAAGGTTACAATCCCGACATAGTAAAAATAGAAAGGGACGATAAAGGGGTATATATAACTTATGCAGATGAAGAAGGAAAACCGACAGTAGTTCAGCCATTTGAATATGCCGGACTTACCGAGGCAGATTGGATATCAGGTATTTCATCTTTTGTAGCTCCGACTACACTCAGCAAAGATTATGTCTCAAAGGCACTTAAATGGTCAGGGTATAACGGACCTAATAAACTACAAACATATAATAGAACTATTACTCAAAAAGGATTACCTGTTCAAAAAGAGAGAGAGAATCTAACAAGAAATACTTTTTATTCCAAAAAAACTGAAGATGTTATCACAGAAATAATGGACGAAGTTGACAAATATGATGGGTATAAAATAATAGATTATGGTACTTATATTGATAATGATATTGACATACAAAGAATGTCTGATAAGACAGTAAAGACGTTTAATGTGAATCAAAATAATTTGGCAAAGGCTCAAAATGAAGTAGATAAACTTTATAAATTTATAAAGGGAGGTAGTATGAAAAAGTTTACCAAAAATAAGTAAGAAGAGATGAACGAAGAAGCATTACAACAACTATATTCTTTAGCAAAAAACGAAGGATACACAGACTCTATTGAAGACTTTAAAATCTTGATGTCTTCAAATGAAGGTGCATTAAGTAATATGTATAATGTTGCACAAAACGAAGGATATACTGACCCCATTGAAGACTTTAAAGTTTTAGTTGGGTTTGGAGGCACTTCGACTCAAGAGACAGACCCTCCCGTAAAAAAAAAAGAAGGTTTGGAATCATTCTTGGTGGATGGTTCTTTGGAGCCTCAAGAATCTGATGCAGAGGCTCAAGACTTACAGTCATTCCTTACGCAGCAAATAGAGGAGACACCAACACAAGAAGTACAACCTAAATATTATGAAGGAGTAGAGGCTCCGAGCGAAGCTCAGATAGAGGCTGCTGCTAAAGCTGATGAGGAAGCTGAGAAGCCACTCCCCATAGGCACTATGGAGGATTTAGATGAGTCATTAGCTACAGCAGAATGGAATAAACCAACAAGAGAG